CTCCGCGAACCCCACCCCGTCGATCAGGCCTCCGTCGTCGTCCTCGTCGTTCCTCATGGGATTCTCCCCTCGGTCCACAGGAGCAGCGCGATCAACGTCCACCAGAACCCGACGGCCACCGCCCAGATCATGTCCCTCATCACCAGCACCGCGGGCACCGCACCTCGGCCACCCACGTCCCGTCCTCCTTCAGGATCGCGTCCACGAACCACCCACCCTCCTCGCGCATCGCGTCCACGCCCTCTGCCCTCGGGTCCGCTCCGCACCCGCCGCACACCACGTCCGACTCGTTGATGATCTCCGCCCGCTCCGGCTCCCGGCTCTGCTTGTCGTGCTCCATGGCTTCCTCCTCGGCCCGCGCGTCGCACAGGTTGTGCGAGCCCGCGGCGTTGAGCGCGCCCGCGTCGCCGCCGCATCGGTGGCAGCGCATCAGATCAAGCCCCGTGTCCCTCTTCATGGCCCCCTCCTTCACCCATCCTGTATCTTATCGCATACTCATTGTCAAGCGAAAAGTGAGGACCCCCAGTCTCCCAAAGTGGCGCCTACCAGCTAAACTTTCTCAACTAGATCGCCATACCGCATCATCACCGCAACTGCACCGCACCATCAGTGCAGCCAAGTTGTTGATGTCTCCCTGGCACCAATGGAGTTATCCACAGACAACAGACCAGCCGGTCTGAGGGAGTTGGATAACTCGTGTGTAAGACAGGATAAAACACCATCAAATCAATCAGCCAACTACACCGCACCGGCGGCGTTCGGAAGAGGGAGAGTAGATTTAGAGGTAGATTTAGAGGTAGATTTAGAGAGAGACAGCGCGCGCGCGAGGACATCGCTTTTGAGCCCCGCGCTTGGTGCGCGGTCTCTTGAGTGTGTAAGACTCAAGCTTCCTCCAGACAGACTCCGGGCCGAGGTCGGAACTGGAAGGCGCGGTCCCGGCTCGCCCGGCTTGACCAGCAAGCCCGAACCCCCATCGGTTGTGGCCCACGGGCCATCTCAAGGCGATACGCCGCGCAAACCCGCGAAAACACTGGTAACGGCCCATAATACCTGTTACGTGCCGGCTCGCCCGGGAGCAATCTGGCTAAAAACTGTGCAGTCGAGCTCGCGCTGGGCTAGCGTATCCGGCGCTAGGCGAGCGGAAAGGGGCATAGGCGCCACGATCGACCTCCGAGACGACCCCCACTACCAGCTCGAGGCAGATCGAGCCTCCTGCGACCAAAAGGCACACCCCCGGGGGGGAGGGGCGGGCCCGCGGGGGCCGTGAGTGGTGAGATGGGGGTCTCCATCTGCCCGCACCAGGTTTTGCTTTTGCCGCACCGTGTCAACAAAAAACCTGTAAGCAAGTGAGGATGGGTTGGGGGTTAGGGATTGGGGAGCGTGAGGAGATTCGGGCGCACGGGGCTGCGGAGTACCCGTTCGAGTCGTGCGGGATGGTGCTGGTGCGTGACGGGGACGGCGAGCGGGTGGTGCTGAAGTGCGAGAACGTGGCGCGCTGGGTTGAGAAGGAGTACGTCGTGCATCCGGACGATCTCAGGCGGGGCATGATTCTGGTTGGGGAGGGGTTTCGTTTGGCGGTGATCTACCACAGCCACGTGGACGGGCCTGCGACATTTTCCATGGAGGACAGGCGGCGGGCGATACTAGCAGGGGTTCCGCGTCATCCCGAGGTGCTGTACCTGGTGACGTCGGTGTACGCGGGGGCGGCGATGGAGACGCGGGGGTATCGGTGGTTGGAAGGGTCGAGGTGCTTCGAGGAGGTCGTGGAAGCATGATTGAGGGGAACGCGGCGCGTCAAACAAACGGCGGTTCTCGCTTGTTCCGCGACGTGGATTCTAGTCACGCACCGCGTCATACGTGCGTGACGCGGTGTGCCTCGTGGAACGTGCGACACTTGGCGGCGAGGAGGTGGTGATGACCAGGGACGCCACGACCTGCGGTCACCTCGGTCCCGCGTGCGTGCTCTGCGGGTTCTGCCACGCCTGCCACACCTGCCACACCGCGCTCCAGCCGGGTGTCCGCCCAGCCCCGGGCTGGGTGGTGCTCTATCTGGCGGGGCTCTGGATCGCGTTTGGGGTCGTGCTCTTCGCTGCGGTGTGGGCGGTCTCCGCCTGGGGTGGCGAGGCGACGCTCGAGCAGCGGGTCCAGGCGCCGCCTGGGTCCTCGGTGGAGCTCTCGGGCCGGGTCCGGCTCAAGGAGCCCTTCCGTGGGCGACCGGAGGAGGCCGGGCCCTGCCTCACCGGTATCTATACCGGCCCGGTGGCCGCCGCGCCACCGCTGGTGGACGTCCCGGCGTGGGATCCCTTGTGCCCGCGCCTGCGCCTGGCCTGGGCGCTGCTCCTCTTACTGGAGTCAGGCGCGCTCCGCCTGCCGCCGGGGGTCGCGCCGTGACACTGGCGCTCCTGAACTGGACGCTCCTGGGCGTCGTCATCGGGCTGGCGCTCGTCGGGGCCCTGACGGTCGTGTTCGTGTCGGTCGCGCTCCTCAAGATGCTCCGCGAGGACCGCGCCCGGCGCCGCGGGGCCGCGCGCTGAGACCGGGTCCACGCGCGCGCGACGATGGCCCGAGGATCGAGGGCCCGAGCCCCGCGTGGCTGCACGAGCACGCCGCCGCCCTGATCGCCTCCCTGCGGAGGCACGAGCAGAACGTCCTCCTCGACTTCTACGCCGCCATCCTCATGAACCCGCCCGACGAGACCCACTGGCTACAGGCAGCCGACCCACCAACCGCCCGGGGTCCTGAGCCCGTCGTGGGCGAGAGTGACGATCTGGTCCCGACGCTCGTGGACCTCGCGCGGCAGGACCGCCGCGCGGACTTCGACTTCCTGGCGCGCGCCAACGGCGTGACCCGTGAGACCCTCGATTCGCTGTGGAACAACCTGAAGCGCCGACTCCCACCCACGGAGGCTCCCCCATGCGTGTGATCCTCGCCGTCATCGGCGAGTGCCCGATCACGACCGGCGATCTGCGCGGCTTCCCGCGCGCGGGGATTCCCGGCATCGAGCGGCTGACGAGCCTGACTGGGTGGCGCCCACGGATCTCACTTGAGGAAGGACTGCGGAGAACCTGGGAGGCGTATCGATGACCCTCCGCGACTTCCTCTACTACGAGGAGCCCGGCGTCACGTTGTACTGCGGAGATTGCCGGGACGTGCTGCCGCTGCTGGAGCCGGTGGACGTGGTGGTGACCGATCCTCCGTACAGCGGCGGGCGTCCCGAGGGCGAGTTCGCGGTGAGTGGCAACATCGCCGTCTCTCTGCATCTAGCGAGCGAGAAGGCCCCAACGGCGTGCGTCTTCGGAACGTCAAGCGGACGCGGGCAGGAGTTCTTGAAGTCGAGCATCCGCGCGCTGCCGCATTCGCGCACGCTCGTCTGGCGTCGGCGCTACATCAACAGCCCGGCCGCTGGCCCGTGGCGCTGGGATGTAGTGCTGATTCAGGTGTTCGGGCGCGGGGCATTCGGTCGTCCGGGCGAGAGTTCCATGATCGAGACGGACGGCACGCAGGCCCTCGCGCGCGAGTTCGGTCACCGCGCTCCCGTACCAGTCGAGGTCATGCGCTGGCTTTATAAACCGTTCGCGCCGGGGACGCTGCTTGACCCGTTCGCGGGCTCCGGGAGTTCACTCGAGGCGGCCAAGGATCTCGGCGGCAAGTGGATCGGCATCGAGATCGAGCCGAAGTACTGCGAGATCGCGGTGAAGCGCCTGCGCCAAGAGGTGCTCCCGCTGTGATCCTCACCGTCCGCCGCATCATGAAGACGCTCGACGCCCTCGAGCACGCGGAGCCCTGCGCCACCCACAGCGCGGGGGCGCTGGGGGCGTGCTCGCGCTGCCAGCGCGTCATCTGCGTCCTGTGCGAGCGGTCGTGCCCGAACCACCGGAGGGTCCCAGCCACGCCCCCCCAGGAGGCTCCCCATGGACCATGACACCCTCGGGCGGTTGCTCGTGCGCGTCGGCGACCCCGTCGTCCACCAGATCCTGACGATGCTGCACGAGCGCGTGATGACGCTCGAGGCGGCGCTGCTAGAGGAGCACGAGGTCGATGATGAGGACGACAACGATGCCTGACGCGAACCCGCTCGAACTCGTGCCGCTGGACGACCTCGTCGGCGAGCTCTTCCGCAGGAGCGACGTGGCCGTCCTCGCCCTGCTCGTCGATCTCGGCGGCCAGCAGACCCAGGAGCGGCGGATGACCAAGGGGCACATGCGCGTCGCGCAGGGGCTCGCCTTCGGTCTCATGGTCGAGTGCGAAACGACGATCCGACAGAGCTCGCGCGAGGGTTGCGATGCCTGAGCCCGAGATCCGCTGCTGGAAGGACCCGACGTGGGAGATCGGCATGTCGGCCGGGCGGCGCACGATCCGCCTGATCCTCCACCACCCGGCGACCCATGCGCGCCTGGGCTCCGGCTTCTTCCCCGCCGACACGCCGGCGGACGAAGCCGCGTCGCAGGCGCGCCTCATCGCGTGGGCCAACGCGCTCGCGCCGGAGGGACGGCCGTGAAATACCGGAAGAAGCCCGTGGTGATCGACGCGCTCCAGTACGACGGGACCAACCATGAGGCGGTCGGCGAGTTCGCCGGGCAGGCCGTGTCGCTGGAGGACGGCACCCTGTACGTGCGGACGCTGGAGAACCGGCGGTTGGAGGCCGACGTCGGCGACTGGATCATCCGGGGTGTGGCGGGAGAGTTCTATCCCTGCAAGCCCGGCATCTTCGCCGCCACGTATGAGCCCGTCGCGGAGGTCAGCAGACTCCAGGGTCTCCCGTGGTGATCCGAGTGCAGACGTGAGCCGTGTCACCTATCGGGGTCCCCGCCCCGAGCTCGTCCCGTCGCTGCCGCTGCCGGTCGGGGACTTCTACGTGGGCGCGACGACCGACGAGATCCGCGTGATCTCGTGGGCGACGGGGCGGCCGACCGCGGCGACAGTCTGGAACCACTACCCGCCCGTCCTCCGCCCCGGCGTCCCGGCGCAGATGCCCGCGCTCTTCGCAGTGGGTCTCGCCATGATCCGTCGCCGGCCCTCTCCGTGGTTCGAGGTGCGGTTGAGCCGTGGCGAGTGGCGCGAGTGTTGCGCGCGCGTCCCGGGGCTATGGCGCTATAACCGCCGCATCCTGCTGACGCCCCGCCGCCGACGCCTCTTCCGGGCTCATGTCCAGCGCCAAGCCTCTCGCCGGGGCGACGACCCGTGGTCCGCGCGCCCGCTCATCCTCTCCCGTCTTAGGTGGTCCTCCAAGCAGATCGCTGAAGTCTACCTCGGCGAGAGGAAGCCGATGTACGCGAACGGGGAGCTGGTGTACGCTCCTCCCGGGTGGAAGGAGATCGAGCGACCCGATCCGTCGCCGTTGACCAAGGCCGACCTGAACGACGCGAAGGGGATCCTGCCATGAATCGCGATGACCTCATCACCTGGTTCACCTACCACGCGCCCACGCCAGATCAGCTTCCGAAGTACGAGGCGATCCGGGCCGCCGCGCTCGTGTTCGCGGAGGTGGTCGTTCAGAACACGCCACCATCGGCCGACCAGACGGTGGCGATCAGGAAGATCCGCGAGGCCGCGATGATCGCCAACGCCTCGATCGCGTGCGAGCGCGTCGAGTAGTGAAAGTCGGCGAACTGATCGGGCTGCTCTCGAAGTTCGATCCCGACCGGGAGATCCTGATCTGTGGCCCGGTCCATCCAGACTTCGACTATTACAATGGAGCCGACGTGTTCAAGGCCGAGGGCACACTGAAACTCATCGGCCGGACAGAACTCGAGGAAAGACACGAATGATCTCCGACCGGAAACTCGCCAAGACCGAGAACCTCCTGGATCTCCCCATCGTCGAGGTGGGAAGGAGAGAAGACGATGCCGCCCAAATCGAAGGCGATGCAACGATTCATGGGTGGGTGCGCCCACGACCCGCAGCACATGAAGGGGAAGTGCCCGGCGCCCGCGATCGCGCGTGAGTTCGCGCGGGCGCCCGGCGGCACGACGAAGGGGCTGCCGGAGCGCGTGAAGAAGAAGGGGAAGCGGTGATGGGCTGGCTCAGTGAGTGAGCTGGAGCAGGCGCTCTGGGTGCTGACCCTCCTGGGCGTCACCGTGGGGCTCCTCGTGCTCTTCACGTGGCTCTGCGCCACCTACCCGCGGAGGCCCCGTCGTGGCCGACTTCCATAGGAACCTCTACGGCTCGACGCCGGCGACCACCGAGCAGATCAACGAGATCGTCCGGGGCGCCACGATCAGGGAGATCCGCCAGCCGAAGTTCATCGACCCGGACTCAGGGGGCGAGGGCGTCTGGCTCGAACTCGTTGGCTTCGACAGCCTCATCTTCATCGCTACGCCGACGGTGGCGACCCCGCTCTGGGAGGCGCACTACGACGCGACCGGCGTGCCCGCCGCCACCCTCGACCTCGCGCTCATCGGTATCCTCGGCGCCGCGATCCTGGAGTTTCCGCTGATCTGCGAGCAGGTGAAGAAGGCCCCGATGGTCGGCATCCGCCCGGCGACCTTCGAGGACACCACGGGGGGCGAGGTCCGGCGCGTGGACCTCGGCGACGGCGAGGCCCTCGTCTTCCACGCCCACGCGCCCGGCCAGGGCCTCATCCTCGTCCCCGGCCGGCCCCGCGCCACCGCGACCGTCCAGCCGTTCCTCGTCCACCGCCGGAATAGCCGCCTCAAGGGGCTCCCGAACAACTAGCCCGACGGCTGCGACACCCGGGCCTAGCCAGTGACAGGCTATGGCTCGGACGCCCGCGCCCTCAACGTGGTTTCTCTGCCCCAAAGGCGACTCCCTCGCCCTCGCGGGGCTCGGTGAGCCCGTCGTGGCTGTCCCGTGCCCCTACCATCCGGACCAGGTCATGCGGCCACTCGCCGAGGCGCCAGCGTGAGAGGGGTTCCCGCCCAGGGTCGGCGGCTGACCAAGATCCAGGTCAAGGAGGTCCAGCTCTTCTGGGATCGCTTCTTCACGTCCGAGACGTACCGCGAGAACGTGAAGGAGCGGATCCTGAATGGCAAGGCGCCCCACATGGAGGTGCTCGGGCACCACATGACCTACGGCAAGCCCAAGGAGACGCTGGCCTTCGAGGCACCTGGCGACGGCATCTTCGTCCTCCAGATCGGAGGCACCATCGTCAAGGCGCAGGCCCTCGAGGACGGGACGGTCAAGACGCTGTCGCAGAAGCAGTTGCCAGCCAGAACTGAGGCGGACGGGCCGGCCACAGATGCCTGAAGTGACGTTCCACGCGACGCCGACGCAGCAGAGGTACATCGACTCCCGCGCCTACATGGTGTTCCTCATGGGGCCGAGGGGCGAGGGCAAGACCGTCTCCTCCGTCTTCGCCTCGCTCGCCCACGCGCTGCGCCACTCCGCCGACCTCTGGCCCGTGCGCTGGGCCGTCATCCGTGACACGCTGGAGAACCTCAAGCTCACGACGATCGCGTCGATTCGCACCTGCATCCAGAAGTACAAGATCCCTTCCGAGGGTCACGAGCTGATCGAGCCGAAGATCATCCGCCTCGGGATGCGCGCCTCCAACGGCGCCTTCATCCCGATCGTCGAGTTCAACTTCTTCGGTCTGGATCAGCCGGCCGACGCGAACCGGCTCCAGGGCTTCGAGGCCGGTGGTGCTTGGATCGAGGAGCCCGCGCCCGCCGCCGACCTCTCGTCCGGCGTGCCCGAGGACGCGCTCCTGTCCGTGACCTCGCTCCGGCAGGAGGGCATCGAGCCGCGCGTTCAGATCAGCATGAACCCGCCCGATGAGACCCACTGGACGATGAAGTACAAAGAGGATCCCGACGCGCTGGCCAGTCTCGCCGCACGCGGTATCACCGTCGAGTTCATCGAGATCCCGGCCGGCGAGAACCCGGGCATCACACAGGAGTACCGGGAGCGCAACCGCGCGATCCTCGAGCGCATGGGCCGCTTCGACCTCATCGCGAGGCTCGTCGAGGGCAAGGTCGGCTACATCCAGCTCGGCGTGGCTGTGACGCCGGAGTTCGGCGACGGCCACGTGTCTGCGGTCTCGCTGCCGATCTTCCGCAGCGTGCCGATCACGCGCGGCTGGGACGGCGGCCTGAACCCCACGACGGTCTGGATGCAGTTCCTCCCTCCCCCGAACGACTTCCTGCACGTCCTCTACTCGATCCGGGGCGAGCACATCGGGATGGAGCAGCACATCGAGCAGAACGTCCGGCCGTGGCAGAAGGCCATGGGCATCCTCGACTACACCTTCGAGGACATCGGCGACCCCTCAATGTGCGACCCCGAGAAGAAGAACTCAAGCGTGTCCTCCGTCACCGCGATCGAGGAGATGCTGACCGGGCGTCCCGGGCGGCCTGCGTCGTTCACGTCAGGCCCCATCCCGATCGACGACCGCGTGTTGCCGCTGCGCGCCATCTTGCGCGGCCCGACCATCCGCAGCGTGCCGAAGTATCGCCTGGACCCGTCGGCGAAGGACATGCGGCGAGCCCTCTCGGGCGGCTGGCACAGAAAGAAGCACCCGTCCGGGATCGTGGGCGAGATCGTGAAGGATCTCAACAGCGAGCACGGGGATGCCGGGGCCTACCCGATCGGCGAGAAGTTCCCCCTCGAGAAGCTCGTGGAGCGCCCGAAGATCCGCCGCCCGGCACCGCCGCGCCAACTCGTGGGCGCCTCCGGCCAGCGGCAAGCGTGGATGGCGACGTAGAACGTAGAAAGGAGCAGCGAGATGCCTGAGATGCACCTGTACGAGAAGAATCAGCAGGTCAACATCGACGTGACCGTGGTGAATGCGAGCGACCGCGGCATGCCGGTCATCTCGATCGGCGGCCAGCACTTCGCCGTGGACCGGATGGCCCTGGACTCGGCCGATACCAACCGGGACCGCAAGCCCACCCAGGAGGAGAAGGACCGCGCGGAGGGCACGAAGCAGGTGGCGTCATCGCGCAAGAAGGCGTCCAAGAAGGTGTCGAAGGGGCGCGTCGAGGCCCCGTAGTCCGTGCCAGTCCCAGTCAGGACGGTGGATCCCCGCGAGCGGAGCGGCGAGCGCGTGACCGCGAACCCGGCCTACGACGCCGAGACACTCGTCCAGCGGATGACACGGATGTTCCGCGAGGAGTGGGAGAAGCCGTTCTGGCGGGACCTGCGCGTCAACGTCTCGCTCGACTTCGGCTACTACACGGGCACGGGCCAGTACGATCCGGCTGTCAGGACGAAGATGCAGGAGGCGGGCAAACCGGCCCTCACCTTCAACCGCATCAAGCCCACCTGCCTGGTCCTATTCGGCATGGAGCGGATGAACCGCTATGACCCCAAGGCCGCACCCCATGGAGTTGAGGACAAGCCCGTTGCGGAAGTGTTCACCCGGCTCATCCGCAAGGTCCACCGGGACACCAATGCCGAGTACGTGCTCTCCGACGGCTTCGAGGACGGGACCATCTGCGGCGTCGTCGGGTTCGAGCTGCCGATCGACTATTCGCGGGAGGTCACCGGCGAGATCGGCTTCAACACGGTGCGAGTGCCCGAGGAGTGGATGTGGGCCACGCCCTGGAAGAGGTACGACCTCCAGGATACGCGCGCGATGTGGCGCCACAAGTGGGTGGACGTGGACGAACTGATCGCGCTCTACCCGACGAAGAAGGACGAGATCCTTGAGGCGCTGGAGGCGATCTCATCGCCCAAGCCGGAGGATGCCTCGCAGCGGCCCGTTACCCTCTCCCAAGGGGACCCTTCTGACGCGTACGGCAGCGGCGACCTCGGCACTCGGCCCCAGGACGATCGAGATTTCTGGTTCGATGAGAAGGCGGGCCGCGTCCGGGTGCTGGAGTGCTACTACCCGGTCTACACGCCGGTGTGGATCCTGTCCATCGACGGGGGCAAGCGCGTCATCCAATCCACGAGCGACGTCAGGATGCGGCGCATCCTGACGGAGTTGGCGCGGCGCGACCCGACCCGGTCTCTAACGCTGATCGAGCGGAACGTCAGGACGATCGAGATGTGCGTCATCCTGCCCGCGACCGAGCAGGAACTCGAGTCGGGCGTGCCCTTCGAGACAGACCGGCATGATTATCCGATCGTGCCGTTCTTCGCGGAGCTCAAGCGCGACGAGGTCCAGGGGATCGTCCGGTCGCTCCGCGACGCCCAGGATGGCGTCAACGCCCGCAAGAGTCAGATCGCGTGGCTCACGAAGGCGACGGGGGACGGGTGGTTCGCAGACCAGGACTCCTTGGTGGACCAATCGGCCTTCGAGCGGGACTCGAGGGATCCCAAGGGAGTCTACCTCGTCAAGAAGAACGCCGCCGATCCGCGGCGTATTCAGCCACCGAACGTGCCCCAGGATCTCTTTCAGACGCTCCAGTTCGATGAGGACTCCATCCGCATCACCTCGGGCGTGAACGCCTCGATGCGTGGGCTGCGCGAGAGCGACGAGAGCGGGGTCGCCATGGCTCGCGCCAAGCAGCAGGGCGAGATCATCACCATGCCGATCTTCGACAACTTCAAGCTCACAAAGCGCCTGATCTACGAGAAGATGGCCCGCCGCATCCAGGAGGTGTATACCGACGAGCGCGTCGTGCGCCTCCTGAACCCCGACACGGGCGAAGACGAGTTCGTGACCGTCAACCAGGTGGTGGAGGAGCCGGACCCTGCCATGAGCGTCGGCGTGCGGCGGCGCGTTCTGAACGACCTCGGCACGCTCAAGTACGACCTCGTGCTGGTCGAGACGCCCGCCAGCCCGACCCAGCGCGCGGCGACCCTCGCCACGATCCTGGACCTCCTCGAGAAGGTCCCAGCGGCCACGCCGATCCTGCTCGACGCCATCATCGAGCTGCTCGACGGCCTCCCGGAGAAGGTCGTGCAGCGGGCCAAGAAGTGGGTGGCCGAGCGCACCGAGGCGCCGGCCGGGCCGCCACCGCCCAAGGTCAGCATCTCGCTCCGCGGCGAGCTCGACCCCTCAACGACCAAGGATCTCGCCGACGGTTCGCTCGACGCCCAGCCCGACGCCGCCCAGCAGATGGGCGCGGAGCTGGGGAACCCGCAGAATCCGAGCGGACAGTTGCCCAAGGGCGGCGGTGTCGCCGCCACCCGCCCCGACCTCGCGCAGTAGCCGCCGGCTGAACCTTCCGGGGTCCTAGACGCTCCGCCCTATCCCCGAGCTTCCTTGACGGCTGGTCGGGCGCCCAGGAGCCGACCGAAGTCGAGATCCGCCACAGAACTGGTCCTCCCCACGTTGGCCTGGGAGCGCACACCGGGGATCGACTCCACCCCATACCCGCGCCCGTGGCGACGACCTGCCTTCACGGTCGCCCTCGTGCCGACCACGCAGAGTCTAGCACGAGTCTGCGACACCCCGCCCTAGCCAATAGGAGGGGGAGTCTGCCCCTGATCGGCGCCGCGCCCCGCCGTCACCCCGGGCGCTGTCCGGACGATCGCCCGCCGTGACGTGGCGAAGGGAGAGGGAGATGGCCAAGAGGAAGGGAGCGGCAGTCGAAGCGACCGTGGACGACGACGCCCCGCTGCTGGTCGATGGCGCGGGTGCCGAGTCCACCCCCGATGCCGTGCTCGTCGAAGAGCCGAAGACCTCGGCCGGCGACGAGCGCCCAGGGACCGGAGGCCAGCAGGACCAGCCCTCCGGAGACGGCAAGCCGGCGAAGGACCTCGAGGCCGAGAACGCGAACCTCAAGCGGGCGCTCAAGGAGCAGCGGAGGTCGGATCGTATTCGCCGCGACAGACTGGTGACGGAGCTCGAGTCCGAGCGCAACGCCAGGAACGCCGCCGACCGGCGAGCCGCCGAAGCCGCCGAGCTCAAGAAGGCCGACGCCAAGCTCGCCAGTCTCGAAGAGGTGGAGGATCTCCGCCATGCGGTGCCGATCATCCGCGACCACATCGACGAGACGCTCATCCAGCCGAGCATCGCCAACATCAGGACCCAGCAGCTTCGCATGAGCCAGAAAATGGCTCGGCGCGACCACGACGATTACGACGCGGTGTTGAAGGAATCGGGCGTGGAGGATGCCATCGCCCTCGATGCCTCGGGCAAGCCCAAGGATCCCGTGCTGTGGCGGAAGATCATCCTCAATTCCGACGACCCCGCAGAGGACGCCTACCAGCTCGGACTCGCCGAACTTGAGCGCCAAGGGAAGCGCCCGCCGGCGGCCGAGCCGGACCCGGACGACGATACCGACATCTTGGACGAACCCGCGGGCGACCGGGCCGCCGGCCGCCGCGATGTGGTGGAACGACTCGAACAGATCGGGCGCCGCCCCATGGGCATCCGCACGCTCACGGGACAGCGCGGCAGCGAGAGCACGACCCGCCTCACGCGGAAGAGGATCGACGCGATGAGCGAGGAGGAGTACGCGAAGCTGCCCGCTTCCGTGCGCGAGCAATACCTGATGGGGACGCCCTAGCAGGGAGGAGACCCGTGAACGGACTCATTCGGACGCTGCTCGGCTGGCTCGGGTTCTGGCTGGTCCTCGTGGACCACTTGGGGCACGGCGCCACGCCGCTGACCGCATGGTCGCTGACCTGGCACGGCCTCCTGCCGATCGCCGGCGGCGCCGACTCGGAGTGGGCGACCGGCTCCGCCGAGGCCGTCAAAAAGTGGTCTCGTGAGGCTTGGGTCGAGCTGCCCAAGCTCATCTACTGGAACAAGTTCATGGGCCGCGGACTCAACAACGTGATCCAGGTCAAGGAGGAGCTCGAGAGCACCTCCGGAGACCAGGTCACGTTCTCCTTCATCCGCAAGCTCCAGGGCGCTGGCGTCACGGGCGACAGCGACCTCGAGGACCAGGAGGAGGAGATCACCCCGTCCTCCGACGCCGTCGTGCTCGACCAGGTGCGGCAGGCGATCCGGCTCAAGGGGCTGCTCTCCGAGCGTCGCACCGCCTACAGCCAGCGCAGCGCCGCCAAGGAGCTCCTGACGACGTGGCTCGCCGAGAAGATCGACGCGGACATCTTCGCAGCTCTGGACTCCTCGCCGTCCACGGCCGTCTACGCGGGCACGGCGACCTCCACGGCGACGCTCACCGCGACCGACTACCTGACCACGGCGTTCCTCACCAAGATGAAGACGAAGGCGAAGAAGGCGGTGCCGAAGATCTGGCCCGTCAAGGTGGGGACCAAGGAGTATTACATCTACATCGCCGCTCCGGACCAGGAGCACGATCTGAAGGTCCACGATGCCTCGTGGTCGCAGGCGCAGCGCGAGGCGCAGATGCGGGGCGACGACAACCCGGTGTTCGAGGGCTCCACCGGCGTCTGGGACGGCGTCATCGTCCACATCCACGAGGACATCGCGCTCTCCACGGACTGGGGCTCGGGCTCCAACGTCAACGGCGCCTCGGGCATCTTCGTCGGCCGCCAGGCTGGTGCGTGGGCGTGGGGGTCTCGGCCTCGGTGGGTCGAGAAGAGCTTCGACTACGACAACAAGACCGGGTTCGCCATCGGCGCGATCTACGGCGTCACCAAGGCGGTCTTCAACAGCGTGGACCACGCCATGATCTCGGGCCGCACCGCGCGGACGAGCAACTAGCCCCACGGGGGCCAGGGAGGGACAGACCGTGATGCTCAAGCGACTGCTGACCGCGATCCTCACGATCGCGCTCCTCGCCGTGTGGGTGCCGACCGGCCACGCCCAGAGCTCGTTCTACTTCTGGGCCCAGGTCGTGGACGAGCTCGGCCAGCCGATCACCAGCGGGGTCACCTGCCAGGTCTACACGGCCGGCGGCGACACCGCCTCCACGATCTACGGCACCGCCACCGTCAACGCCGTCAAGGCCAACCCGTTCTCGGCCAGCTCCACCGGCGTCTGCTCCTGGTACATGACCGCCTCGACGGCCGTGGACCTCATCGTCTGGCACAAGCGCGGCCGGGCACGCATGGACGCCTTCAGCGTCAACACCCACCGCGTCGTCCTGCCGCAGCAGGGTGTCACGAAGGTCGTGCGGCAGGCGTTCACGAAGAACACGTCGGAGACCAGCACCTTCTCCATCCCCAAGGGCGCCATCGTGCGCGACGTCTTCATCGAGCTCAACGGGGGGAGCTCCAACAGCGCCTGGATCCAGATCGGGACGCTCTCGACGGAAGCGGCCGGCGACGCCAACGGTTTCTGCGGCTCCGGCGTCACGAAGGTCGGCGACTCGGCCGGCGGACGATCGCTCAACGGCGAGGCGACGTGGCTAGGCTGCCACGCGGTCGTCGCCAGCGCCGCCGCGGCCGTGTCCAGCTACATGGACTTCAAGTACAGTGCCTTCCACGACGGCGCGCTCCTGGCGCGTGGCAACATCGGCCAGGACACCACGGTCGCGCAGGCCCACGCCGGCTCCTACCTGCGTCGGGCCTACGTCAACAACCTCGCCAACCGGACGATCAGCTACACCACGTCCAACGACAACGTGTACGGACACTTCTACCTCATCTACGAGGAAACCTCGAATGATTAGGACCCGGTTGTGATGGGGCGAGAGCTGACGATGTCTCCTCGGGCTCGAAGCCTCCCGTGATGTCGTGCGTGGCATGTCCGGCAGAGCCACGTCACCTCGAAGACCTTGGAATAGTCTTCGTGGTGGGCGTGGCTCTCCGGAGCCCCGCACATGACACAGGATTGCCTCGTGAGCAAACCGAGACCGAGAGCTCCGCGCACCATCATCGCCGCACCCATCATCAACTTGTGTCGCGGCGTTCGGCGGTAAGCCTTCGTTTGGCCTCTCATCGCCCGCTCTCGCCGGTACTTTCGCTCTTGCGCTCGAACGTGTTCTCGATGTTCGTCTTTCCACTTCTGCGCTCGCTCTCGTTGCCTGGGCTTCTTGCACCATGCCCGCATCCACGCCCGCCGTTTCTCGAGCGTCTCGGGATCCATGAAGCGCCGGCTGTTGTACTGCTTCGCGCAGGGGCGGCAGTATGAACTCAGACCGTCAGACTGAGACTGGTTTCGGTAGAACATGGCGGCCGGCTTGGTCTCTTGGCACTTTGGGCATCGTTTCATGGGCCGAGTGTATCATTAGTCGTTGCCGAGAGGCCGTGACTAATGTTCCGCTCGTCCCGCTCCTCTGGGTCGGGCTCATGCTCGGTCTCGCCGTCCCGATCCCTATGCCCAACATGCCCATGCCGATCCGCGGCGCCATCATCATGTACTTCATGGTGGCTGGAGCCGTCGTGCTCTTCAGGCTCATCGGGCGGACATCGTGGCCCCTCGCCCTGCTCCTCACCTACGCGCTCGGTCACGTCTTGCTGGCGGGCTACCCGATCCGGCCCGTCTCCCTGCTGCTCCTGATGACGATGGGGGCGCTGCTCTACGTCGAGGCGGCGAAGCTCACGACCGCGTGGGCGTCTCGCGTCGGCTGGGCGCTGCTCGCCGGCGCCGCAGTCCAGGCCGTCATCGGCCTGTGCAACATCTTCAGCATCTTCCCGAGTCCGACCGTGGCGGTCCTGGCGCTGCCGCTCGAGCGGTGGGGTCTGGACCCGAAGGCCATCTACTCGGTCACGGCCCTGCCGTGGATGGTGCTCGCGTCAACCGAGTTTCTCGCGCGACCGATGGGCTGGCTGACGCACCCCAACTACTGGGGCGCCTACATGGCGTTCGCCGTGCCAGTCGCCTACGTGCTCATCGGGCGTTGGGCCGGCGTGGCGGCCTACGGGCTGGTCGCCCTGTCCCTGTCGATCGGCCCGATGGTCTCCGGGAGCCTCGCGCTCCTGCTCGTGGCGTGGCGCGATCTGCCCAGGCCCTGGCGCCGCTGGCTGGTCGTCGTCCCCGCCGCCCTGACGCTCGCCGTGTCCGTCGCTCACGTCAAGCGGGCCAACGACTGGTCGAGCGTCGCCCGGCTCGAGAACATGACCTCCGGCCGGAGCAACATTTGGGCCGCCGCGGTGCCCATGATCCTCGAGCGGCCCGTGTTCGGATACGGCGTCGGGTCCTGGCGACAGTGGGCGGTCGAGGTCGCGCAGCACCGGCCCAACTTCCTGCCCTACCAGGCCCACAACGAACTCGTGCAGGCTCAGTTCGAGCTCGGGGCGGTGGGCCTGGGTCTGGCGCTGCTCTGGCTCGCCACACTGGCGCGCGGCGTCGGCCCGATCCTGCTCGGTGACCGCAAAGAGCTCATGTGGGCCGTCGTCGCCGCCGCGGCCGTCGTCAACAGCTTGGGTAGTCCGACGTTCCACATGCCGACCCAGGCCGGGGTGGCGCTCTTCGCCGCCGCCCGCCTTGAGGCGGCCAGAAGGAGAGCGTGATGGCGCACCCCGCGAGCCGAGAGGAAGAGCGGGCCCTGGCGAACGAGACCGTGCTGCGACCCGACGCGGTCGGCGGCGATACGCTGCCATTCCTGCGGATCAAGGTCGTGTACCTGGGCGGCAACACGAAGAAGACCGAGCGACTCAAGGGGCAGGTCATCGAGGTCCGAGATCCGGACCACCCGGACGACCCCGACCGCGGCCTCAAGGAGCAGTCCCCGATCGGCTACACGATGTACGACTTCTCGACGGTGGACGACCGCGGCCGGAAGATCACGACTCGGCTCCACCACGAGGACGGGCGCCCGTTCCGCGTCGTGAGCCACCTGGAGCACCTGCGGTTCTTCTTCCGCAAGCGCGGCGCCGACAAGGAGCGCATGTACGAGCTGCGCGGCCAGAAGAAGGATCTCGTCAAGTTCCAGGACTGGCTCAAGACGCGCGCGCAGCGCAAGCAGGACCCCGACTCGGGCGCGGGTGCGCTCCAGAAGATGGGGTTCGAGGGCCGCGAGTAGGACCCACGGAGAGGGGGACAGCGAACCATGGGCGGGAAGAACAGCAAGATCAGTCCGACGGGGGTGGATCAGGGCGCTCTGGTGTCCATCCTCCAGGCGCTCCGCAACCGACTGCTCGGGGCGCCGGGACTCACCTTCGGCAGCGGCTCGCCGGAGCTCCTGCGCGTCAACCCGGCGAACACGGACGACGACTTCGACTTCTGCATCAACGGCGTCGCCTACCGCAAGGCGGGCGCCGACGACATCGCCGCCTCGATCAGCGGCACGGCGATCACCGCCACGCAGTCCACGCGATTCCGCGTGGAGATCGACGTGGACGGGGCCATCACGAGCAAGCAGGGCAACATCGACACCGTGCTCGGCAACTGCAAGTATCCCGAGCGGTCGGCGAACAAGGCGACCATCGGCACCATCTCGGTCGAGAACTACGCCTTCACGCCGGGCACGACGACCCTCGACGCCGCCGCCGTCACCTTCACCGACGGCGACCCGGATCTCGGAACCGACCGCCTCGAGGCGTAGGGCCACGAGGCACAGGAGGAAGCGATGAAGCACGGCAACGACCAGCACGTCGGCAACACGCGCGCCGGGGCCGTCGGGGCGGGCGGCGAGGCGGGGGCCTTCGGCACCCCGGCCCGCAAGACGGACCAGAAGGGCACCCCGGGCGGCAAGCCCGATTCGGGCGCGCTCGCGGCCTTCGGGGGGATCAGGAAGTCCACGAAGATCGCCTTCGAGCGCGGCTCGGGCCGGCCCAACATCACGAAGCCGGGCTACCCGGGCCAAGGCTCGGTGGATACGAGCGCCAAGCCGAAGCCCTGACCAGGGAGGTGATCCCTCGTGAAGGGGCAGAAGAGGCCGAAGCCCAAGAAGCCGCCGAAGCAGCGCACGTACTGAGTCCGGTGAGGAGGTCGTGAGTGGGGTCGTTCGACGACTGGCCCTCGATCCGCTTGGACGCGCTGGACCGCGCCGAGGAGGAGACGGGCGCCGGCCTCAGCGAGTTCTACGCGCTCGCCGCACGAGCGGGTGACCGCGCCTACCACGACCTGCTGAGCCGCCACCCCTTCCTGTTCTCGCGGGCCCGCAGGCCCCTGATCCTCCAAGCGAAGGGCGACATCACGGCGACGATCACGTGGACGACGGCGACCTACGCCGTCACGCTGAGCGCCTCCGTCGCCTACTCGCTCGTCGGCTGGAAGATCAAGCACCCGACGCGGAATGAGGTCTACCGTATTGTCGCCCACATCCCCGGCGGCACGGCGCTGACCGTCGAGGCCCCGCTCCAGGGTTCGACCCTGACCAGCCAGTCCGTCACGATCGTCAAGGACGAGTACGACCTTGGCGAGATCCAGTCGGTGCCGACGGCTCCGACGACGGCGTTGGCGGGTGTCGGCGCGGGCAACGTGGACGACGGCGCTCACCTCTACCGCATCACCTTCGTCTCGGCCAACGGCGAGACGGAGGCCGGCGTGGCGTCAGCCTCTCTGACGGTTGCCGACAAGACGGCCAACGGCAAAGTGTCCGTGAGCGCGATCCAAACCGGACCTCCTGGCACGCTCAAGCGGCGGCTCTACCGCACGAAGGCCGGGCTGACTGTCTACTACGCACTAGCGACGATCGACGACAACATCACCACGACCTACACCGACAACGTCGCGGACGCGAGCCTCGGCACCGACGAGGCGCCGACGATCAACCGGACCAGTGCCGTCCGCCACATCGTCGGGATGTGGTGCCCCGAGACGGGCGGCGAGGTCGATGGCCCGATCACGGAGGAGGAGATCCACAGGGACTACGGTGACCCGCCCTCGCCCTCGTGGCCTCCGGACAAGTACGCCCGGGTCGCCGAGGACAAGATCAGGTTCTCGCAGTACCCGAGCCAGGACGGCCTGATCGAGGTGGCCCACACCGCCATCCCGCGCGACCTTTCGGTCTGCCAGCCATGGGAGATCGTGGTCCCGCGCGACTGGCGCTGGGCGCTGTCGGACGGGACGCTCTACTTTCTCTACGTGATGAAGCACGATGACCGTGCCGCCGGCGCGGGGGCCAGGTGGGAGAAGACCATCGGCGACCTCATCTCCGATGACAACCTGAAGAAGCTGGGCTTGGAGGGCTCGCGCGTGCGGCGGCGGCGGGAGCCGGTCGGCGGATGAGCTACACGCAGCTTATCCAGCCGATCCTCGCCGCGCGCGGCGGAGAGTTCGTCACGAGCAACATCAACAGCGTCTCGCCGATCTTCCTGCGTCGCGCGCGGAACCTCCGCCTCGACAACGATCTCTGGGAGACCGAGCTCGGCACGCGGAAGTTGAACGCCTCGGCGCTGTCCGGTGCTCCTGTCGTGGGCACGATCGTCCAGTATTTCCCCTCCGAGGGCGTCGAGCGGATCATCGTGTGCGGCCGAGACGGCACGATCTGGAAGAGCGAGGACGGCGGAGGGAGCTACACGCAGATCAAGTCCGGGCTCCTCGTGGACCGCCTCATGGTGCCGGTCGAGTGCGGAGCCGAGTCCACCGGCCGCGTCAAGCGCCTCGCCGTGCTGGGGGCCGGCGCTCCCCAAATCCTGACGGGCGACCCCACGGCCGCTGCGGCGCTCGCCGCACCCCTGAGCCCCACCTATACCGTCCAGCAGGTGGCGGGCGCCATCACGATCGGCCTGCACCGCTACGCGGTGACCCTCGTGACCGCGCAGGGGGAGACCCAGTCGCCCGCCCCGACGCTGGTCCAGATCGAGAATGCCGGGCGGGCGCAGGTCGCCATCACCGAGATCCCGACAGGCCCTGTGGGCACAGTTTCGCGGCGGATCTACCGCTCGAAGGCAGAGGAGACGGCTCTTTACCTCTTGGCGACCCTCGCCAACAACACCGACACCGAGTACACGGATAACACGCCGGACGGCTCGCTTGGCAGCACTCGGGCTCCTGTGTACGATTCTACGGCCTCAATCCACCGCATCTCTCGACCGCACGACGACTGGGCAACGGGCGGGGACCAGCCCTCGGCTGGGTTTCTCCTTGAGGGCCGGCTGGCCGTGCTCGTGGGCCACTTCCTCTACGTCTCGTCCCGTGGGGACCACGAAGACTTCCTGACCAGCCCCCTCTCCTTCCCGGTCTTCACCGGCAAGGGGGACCGCCTCGTGGGCGGGATCTACTGGCGACAGCAGGGCTGGCTATTCAAGCGCCCGCGCGGCATCTACCGCGTCGATAGCTCGAACGTGGACACAGGCCAGTGGCAGGTCCACGAGCACACGGAGGCGGTCGGCTTGGCTGGTCCACTCGCGGTGACGGTCGTGAAGGGCAGCGACGAGAACGAGTTCTTCGACGACGTAGTGTTCGTGGACCCCCAGGGCTCCTGGCACCGGCTGTCCAAGACCTCCGCCTATCAGGAAGGAGACGTGAACGCCGCCTCCATCTCGGAGACGACCTACGGCAAGTTCATCCGCGACACCGTGGACAAGCGCCGCCTGCCCTTTTGCCAGCTCATCTACAACTCCTCCCTGGAGGAACTCCAGGCCGGCGTGACGCAGCTCGGCTCCGCGACGAACGACCTACGGATCAAGGCGAACCTCAAGCGCCTCAAGGACTACGGTATCCGGTTCCACCACTCGACCTACCCCTCCTGCGAGGCCATGGCGCTCAAGCAGGACAACGACGGCGTGATCCGACCCGTCGCGGGCGGCAGCGACGGCTTCGTGCGCCAACTCGACCAGGAGATCTATTCGCACGACGACGCGGCGTATTCCTCGGAGTTCTGGACCTACGACGACGACTTCCGGGACCTGAACCCCAAGCTCGCGCTCCTGAAGAAGAACTACCACTTCCTCGTCGTCGAGGGGGTCGCGGTGGGGAACTGGACCATGGCGATTGAGGTCTACATCGACGGCGTGCTCCAGCACACGGTCCTGGAGCCTTCGCTGCGCGGGCAGGACGCCGACGTCGCCGTGACGGACATCGGGACCACCGACCAGGTCCACATCGACCCCAACAAGCCCCTGCGCGTGACGCTGAGGCTGCGTGGCCGCGGCCACCGCATCGCCTTCCGGGGCTACCTGAACACGGCGGGGCGATACTTCCGCATCTCGCGCCTGCTGGTGCTCTTCAGCGCCGGCGGCTTCTCCGGGGAGGGCACATGAGGCGCTGGGCGTGGCTCGCGGTGCTGCTGCTCGTCGGCCTGCCGTCCCCTGCGGCAGCTCAGTGCGGCGTCTACAAGACGTGGGCGACTCACGAGGTTCTCACGACCGACCACATTAACGCTGCCTTCACGCGCACGGTGACGGCCAACGTGCCGACGTGCGCGGACGACTACTCCGCGACGACGACCCAGATGCGGACGACGACCGATCCGTACCCGTCGAGCTCGGAGTCGCTTCCCACCACGCTGGCGGGCGAGCTCGAGCGCATCCGCTACCAGCTCCTCGCGCTCTCGGGGAAGACGTACTGGTATCAGGTCATGGACAACTCCGTGGCCAAGGACGTGCCCAAGCACTGGGGCGCGACCTACACCCTCTTCTCGGAGAGCTCGGATCCCGCGACGGCGTCGATCGGCTCTGACGTGCTCGCCCTGTACGCGAAGGACGATGGCGGGGGCGCCACCGTGCTGGCGTACAAGGACTCGACCGGTAGCGTTTCGACCCTGACGGGCGCCTCGTCCTCCTACGGCAGCGCCGTGACGGTGAACCTCAAGATCATCCGCAACGGCGCCACGCCCACCACGAAACTTGACGTGACCGCAGACCGGCTGAGCGTCGAGGGGGCCATCAAGGCGACCTATAGCGTCACGATCGACGCCACGACGACGGGCGCCAACGCGCTCGACACGGGAGCGCTCGCCAACAACACGCTCTACTACGTGTGGGCGATCCGCAACCCGAGCACCGGGACCTTCGCCGGGCTGGCCTCAACGTCGGAGAGCAGCCCCAGTATGCCCACGGGGTACACGAAGAAGCGCCTCCTCGGGGCCTTCCGCACGGACGGCTCGGCGCAGTTCCTGGACGGCATCCAGCGCGACAACATCTTCTTCTACACCACGCCATTCCTTGTGGCGACCAACACGACCGTCACGACGGCCACGGCTCTTTCCCTCTCTCCATCTGTGCCAGCCACTACCGCCAGGGCGGTTTACGTCACCCCGGTGAACGTCGGCGGCGGGGGCGCGCTCTTTCTGCACTGGCAGAATTTCGCCACGGTGTCATCGGCTGGCGTTCCAGTCACCACCCTGTCGAGCACCACGACCGCAGGCATCACGACGCGCGTGCCAACCTACGGGGCCGTGACATCGACGATCTACTACGCCTGGAGCGTCGCGTCGGGACTCTCGATCTACCTCGACGGCTGGGAAATCCAGTGGAAGGACTAACGTAATGATCGCAGAACTCGCGCCCCTCGCCCTGCCATATGTCGGGCTGCTGGTCGCCCCGCTCTTCGGGTACATGGCGGCCATCGCCGCCGTGGGCGTCGGGCTCCAGGCCTACGGCGTGGCGTCGATGCCCTCGGGCAAGCTCTCGACCGCCCAGCGGCGCGAGATGGAGATTCAGACGGGCCGCGCCGACGAGCAGTTCGCGCTCCAGAAGATGCTCCAGCCCTTCCTGCTCGAGCAGATGGGCCTCGAAGCGGACTACAGCCCCTCTGGCTCGATCCGGGGACTCAAGAAGCGGGCGCCGACGACCGCCGAGGCCCGCGCGGAGAAGATCAAGGCGGCGGCCGAAGAGAAGGTGCTCGCTGGGCTTGAGGGCCGGCTAGATCTGGACCCGGCCGCCACGCGGGCGCTCAACGAGGACGAGGCGCGCCAGGAGGAGTACCTCGCCCGCTCGCTGGGCCCCGACTTCCGCCTCGCCTCCGGGGGCGCCACGGCGCTCTCGAAGGGCCGGGAGGGACGCCGCATCACGGAGAGCGCCATCCGCCGCGGCGAGATGACCGCCGCCGAGGCCATCGCCCAGGGCCGCATCGCCAACGAGGAGCGCAACCGCGCCGTGACCCTTGGCATCCTGCGCGGGATGCCACAGGACCTCGCCACGATCAACGCCGCCTCGGCGAGCCTCTACCCGAGCGAGCTGTCGAACCTCGAGTACCAGCGGCAGGCGAGCCTCGCTGGAGGCTACGCCGGCCTGGGGGGCGGCATCCTGAAAGGTGCTGCGCTCCTCTACGGGATGCAGCAGGGGCGTGCCACGAAGCCGGGCGCGCCCGGGGCCACCAGCGAGCCGCTCTACGACCGCTCGGCGTTCGAGGAGCATCGCGCGGGCGAGCGCGCGGCATTCACGCGGCCCGAAGACACCTACTGGGAGAGGTAGGCCATGGCCAGAGGACGCGGGATCGAGGCGGGGATGATCGGGCCAGGGGCCGTCCTGGCCCAGGTCGGCGAGGACATCGCCGGCGCGGCCGACATCGGCGCCAGAGCGTTCGACCGCTCGCGGCGCACGGCATGGGCGGAGCAGGAGCAGGAGTTCAGCCAGGGCCTCCGCACGAGCCAGGAGGGGCGCGAAGCCCAGAAATTCGACATGGCGAAGGCCCTGCACCCCGCCCTGCTCCGCAAGACGATGACGGAGGCCGACGTCGCCGAGGAGAACTACCGCCAGAAGATCGAGGAAGCCGGGCGCAAGACGCAGGCCCGGAAACTGACGGCCGATCTGCTCGACCGCGCCCAGCAGGGCACGGCCTCGTCCGAGGATCTGCTCCTGGGTCTGACCAATGTCTCGTGGCTGAGCGGCAATCATGAGGGGTTCGCCAAGGGGATGAAAGACCTCACCACGCTCCAGGAGAAAAGCGAGCGCGGCTCGGCGTTGAACGCTGCCGTGCGTGGGACGGCCCCCGCGTGGGCCAAGGCCATGCGCTCAGGGAGCGTGGAGGACTGGACCGAGTTCCTCATCAAGTTGGAGGACCACCCGAAGGCCGCCGGGACCACCTGGGTGGCCGGCGCCCTGAAGTACGCGATGGAGCAGGTGTACGCCAACCAGCTCCCGGGCCCCGCGCTCGAAGCCATGCAGCGGTGGATGGTCCTGCAAACCGACCTCAAGAGCTCCGACGCGGCGTGGGACCGCGTGATGCAGGAGTCGCCCGACGCCCTGCGCTACTTCACGAAGAACCCGGGGCAGATCCCCTCGACCGTGACGAAGGCGAGAGAGGTCGCGTTCGCGGGCCAGAAGAAAGCCGCCGAGGAGGGGGCCGTCCTGCCCGGCAAGCTCGCCGTCGAGCGCGTGAAGGGCGAGGAGGCCCGCGCCACAGAGAAGGTCAAGGGGACAGAGCAGCGGACGACGCGGACGGCGGCCGACACGGCGGGCGCCAGGGCGATCCTCCAGGCGGCACAGCGAGAGCTCGACTCCTTGATCCGCGCGAAGTCAACGGGGCTCATGAGCGTCGAGGAGTCGAAGCGGCTGGCCAACGACATCCTCGCGGCCCGCGCTCGGGTCAAGAGCGCCGAGGATCAGCTCCGCGGCCTCGAGAAGACCGGCACCACGTCGGGCCCGAAGGGCGTGCGAGCCGATGCACTGAACGAGATTGATCGCGTGGCGTCCCAGTTCCGGAACTTGGCCGACGCCGCCGCCAACCTCAACCGCTGGCGGTCGGCGGGCAAGATCTCGCCCGAGGAGTACGACGCGGCCCTGAGCAAGCAGCGGCAGCGGTTCGGGGGCCAGTAGCGCATGGCGCTCCGCCTCGAGCTTGACTACCGGCCGGCCGAGGCGGAGGAGCAGCCCGCCGCCGACACATCGCTGTCGCTCGACTACGAGCCGATCCCCGAGCCCGAGGACATCTCGACGCTTGCCCAGGTCCCGGGCGCCCTCAAGGACACCGCCGGGCAGGTCGGGGCTGTGCTCGCGTCGCCTGGCAAGGCTGTCGCCGATCTGATTCTGCACCCCACCGAGCCGGCCAAGGATCTCGGGCGCCGCGTAGTGGGGGCGGTCAGGGGAGCCGCAGAGGCCGTGCCGGCCGCCGTCGTCGAGATCGGGAAGGCGGCGGCACCGTTCGCGGCAGGGATTCAGACGGAACGGCAACCGCCAGACCGTGAATCCGTCACGGCCGAAGAGGTCGAGCGCCGAGCGGCAGAATCGCGTGCGCGCTTCGCCTCGACCCTGGGTCCGCCGCCACAGATCCCTGGTGCCCCCGACCCCCTGACGCAACCGGAGGCCTTCGCCGACTACGTGAAGGCAGGCCGCGGCCCTTCCGCTCAGGAGCGGGCTCGCGAGCACACTCGCCGGCGGCAGGCCGGTGAGGTTCCCTCCACGCCCGTAGAGCGTCTAGGCGATGTGCTCGTCGAGGCCCTGAAGAAACACCGCTACGTCGGCGACGTCGCCGGCGGCGCGTATTCGACGGCGCAGGGTGTCGCAGCCTCTCTGCCATGGCTCATGGGTACGGACACCGCAGTCGGCAAGATCGGCGAGGAGTTCGCCGCCAGGATCGGCGACGTCGTGGAGCGTCTCCAGCCGGAGGACCCGGGATTCTTGGACGCCCTTGCGGCCGGTTTCGGCTCCATGGCGACGTTCTTCATCCCGGGCGTAGCTTCGGCCAAGGCCCTGCAACTGGTCGCCAAGGCATCCCCGCGACTCGCGGCGTGGTCCGGAGCTGGCGTCATGGCTGTGATGGAGGCGGCGACCGAGGCTGGCTCATCGTTCGACCAGCTCGTCGGCGAGGGCGTTCCGGAGCCCGAAGCCGCGAGCCGGGCCAACCGAGTCTTCTGGCAGAACATGGTGCTCCTGTGGGTCACGAACCGCTTCGGCGTGCTGGCCGAGAAAGGTGGCGCCGTCGCTAAGACCCTTAAGGGTGCCGCGATGGAGGGGACGCAGGAGGCCGGCCAAGAACTGATCCAGATGGCGCAGGAGGGGGGCGTGACGACCCGCGGCGTCGTGGAGCGTGCCGCGACCCCGGAGGGTGCCAAGCGTGTCGCTACGGCCGGTGCCGTCGGTGTCATCGTGGGCGGCGTCGCTGGCGGCGGCAGGGCCCTAGTCGAGGGACGAGAGGAGGCGCCACCGCGATCCTTGCCGCCAAGCCCTCCGCCGCCTCCTGGGAGCGAGGAGCAGACCCGACCGGCACCGCCCACGAAGGTCGCCGAGGACGTGATCGCCAAAGCCAAGGAGGCGACGGCGCGCGCCGGAGCCGCCGTCTCTCGGATCGAAGACCTCGCCGCCAAGGCGGCTGAGCCCCCGCCGCTTGCGGTGTCGCCGCAGGAGGAGCCCGCGCCGACCCCGGAGGCCCCGGCGGTAGTTACCCCGCAAGTTCCCCCAGGTCCAATCGTCGAGATCCCGCGGCCCGGCGTCTCCGCCATCGAGCCGGGACAGGTCCAGGGGACTCTCGTGCCGCCGACACCGGACGAGACGGCGGCACTCGTCGAGCGGGCCAGGGAGTTGGTGGAGGAGATCGGCAGCGAGCCGCTGTCCTCGGACGCCGAGGCGCTGCCCGGCGTGCTCGAGCTCCGCGACCGCCTCCGTGGTCGCCTCGAGGAGCTTCCCCGAGACGCCCCGGAGCGCGCCGCAGTCGCCGCGGCGCTGGAATCGTTGCCGGTCGAGCAGGTGCGCGAGCCGCCGACCCCCAAGGGCATCCAGATCAGGGGCGGCAAGATCGTGCGTCCTGGGGCCCCCACGGGCCGTGTGGCCCCCGTTGTCTGGAGGGGCTGGCAGCAGGGCGTGGGCTCACAGCCGCCCGTGCCATTATGGAACCTCACGGAGGCCGTCGGGGACAAGCCTGCGGGCGACACGGTCTCGTCCGAGACGATCCGGAGGCTCGGCTTCGAGCCTCCAGTGCCACCGGAGCCTCCTCCAGCCACGCGCATCCGGATCGAGGGCGGCAAGGTCGTCAAGCCGACCGTCGAGACGGTGAGGACTCCCGCGCTGGAGGAGCCGCCTGAGATCACGGCGTCCGCAGGTCAGGTCGCGCCAGTCGTGGCGCCGCCAGGCCCAGAAGCCCCCGTCTTCGACAAGGACGCCGCCGCCGCCGCCCTGAAGCGCCTCCGGGAGAAGTTCAAGGCCGCGGGTATGGCTTTGGGCGGCGAGGGCGTGGACTTCTCCGTCATCCCCGACCTCGTGGCCTACGGCGGGACGCTCTATGACGCCGGACTGCGCGACTACCCCGCGTGGTCGGAGCGGATGCTCGCCGACATCGACCAGAGCGTCGGCGATTACCTCGAGCAGGTGTTCGGCCTCATCAAGACCCACCACGCGAAGGTGACGGCGGCGCGAGCGCCACGAGGAGGTGAGACCCGTGCGGCTCCCGAAACGAGACCAGAACCCGGCCCGCCCGTCGGGCCTGAGCAGCCTGGGCCTCCAGATCAAGGACCACTGGAAACGCTTCCGCCCGGCGATGTATCGGGGGCTCCAGAAGGCGGGCGACCTGGACCGGAGCGTGCTCCAGGCGCAGAACCAGACCGCGGACGCGCTGGCGAGCCTGCTCCAGAAGGGGCTCCAGGAGAACCTGGCGTGGGAGGCGGTGAGGCAGGAGTGGGCCTTCCTGCCCTCGGAGAGAGAGGAGCCGAACCTGCCGAGGGGGCGGCAGCCGGGCGTCCCCCGCAGCCCGACCCTCGCTCCCGCACCGAGCCCCACCACCCCACCACCCCCGGCCGCGACTACCGCATCACCGACGCCGACCGGCTTGGAGAGGGCGGTCCCAAGGCGAAGTACCGGGCCAACGTCGCCGCCATCCGGCTTCTGAAGCAGCTCGAGGCCGAACAGCGCGAGGCCACCCCGGACGAGCAGGCCGTCCTCGTCAAGTACGTCGGCTGGGGCGGGCTGAAGACCGTGTTCGACCCGACCCACGGGCGGTCGTGGGGGAAGAAGTCCGAGTGGGCGGACGAGCACAAGGAGTTGAGGGACCTCCTGGCGCCCGAGGAGTACGAGGCGGCCAACAAGACGGTCCTCAACGCCCACTACACGAGCGCCGAGGTGGTCAAAGCGGTCTGGGACGCCGTGACGCGCTTGGGCTTCACCGGGGGGCGCGTGCTGGAACCCTCTGCCGGCATCGGGCACTTCCTCGGGCTCATGCCGAACGAGGCCGCGGCAGCCTCGACGCGCACCGCCGTCGAACTGGACAGTCTGACTGGGCGGATCCTCAAGAAACTCTATCCGCAGACCAACGTCAGAGTGGCCGGGTACGAGACGGTGCGGCTGCCCGACAACTTCTTCGACCTCGCCATCTCCAACGTGCCGTTCGGCGGGTACGGCGTCCACGACGGGACGGCCGCCGGGCGGCGCTACAAGAAGCTGGGCCTCACGCAGCTCATCCACGACTACTTCTTCGCCAAGTCCATCGACAAGGTGCGCCCCGGCGGCCTGGTGGCGTTCATCACGTCCACGGGGACGATGGACAAGCGGTCGCCCCACGTCCGGGAGTACCTGGCGCAGCACGCCGAGCTCGTGGCCGCGATCCGACTCCCCAACACGGCGTTCAAGGCGACGGCGGGGACCGAGGTCACGACGGACCTGGTGGTCCTCCAGAAGCGCGCCGCGCCGATCACGCTCGACCAGGCCCGGCTGCTGCCGTGGATGGAGTCCTCGCTCCGCGTGGTCGAGGGCTCGAACGTGCGGATGAACCGCTACTTCGACGAGCACCCCGAGATGTTGCTGGGGACGCCGACCGTGGACGTGATGTACGCCCCCGGCGGCGAGCGGCAGGCCCGGGCCGGGCTCGCCACGGATGCCCGCGCGCTCCCGGACGCGCTCGCCCAGGTCATCGCCGGCCTGCCGGCGAATATCGTGACGCCCCTCGAACACCCGACGACGGATCCGAAGAACCCCAGGACCGATGACCTCGCGCCCCCCGAGGCCGGCCTCGCCAAACCCGACGGCTTCGTGCTCGGCAAGGACGGCAAGCTCTACATCTACAAGGTCGTCGCCAAGGGGAAAGAGCCCGTGATGACGCTCGCGGGCCTGGACCAGGGGCAGATCGAGCGGGTCAAGGGCATGATGGCGATTCGAGACGCCGCCCGCATGGTGCTGGTCCAGTCGAGGACGGGAACCGACGCGACGCTGGAGACGGCGCGGAAGATCCTCAACGGCACCTACGACACCTTCGTGAAGCGGTGGACCCGCCGCGGCACCGTCCAGGGCAAGAAGAACGTCGTCATCCCGGGCTATCTGAACCAGCGCGAGAACGTCCGCGCCTTCCTCGGCGACCCCGACGGGTACTTCCTCATGGGGCTGGAGAAGTGGGATCAGGCGACCGGGGTGGCGTCCAAGACGGCCATCTTCAGCGAGCGCGTCATGCCGAGGGAGGGAGAGCGAGCTGTCTCTGCTGAGACGGCTGAGCAGGCGCTCCTGATCTCCTTGAGCGAAACCAACCGAGTCGATTGGAGTCGGATGGCTGGGTTGACTGGCAAGACGCCAGAGGATCTTCAGGCCGGCCTCGGCGGCCGAGTGTACCGCAACCCGGAGGGGACGTGGGAGACGGACGATCAGTACCTCTCCGGCAACGTGCGCGAGAAGCTCGCAGCCGCCCGAGTCGCAGCCGAGTTTGATCCGGCGTATGCGCGGAATGTGACGGCGCTTGAGGCTGTGCAGCCCGAGGAGAAGCAGCCGCACCAGATCACCGCCACGCTCGGCGCCTCATGGATCGAGAAGGACACCGTGGCGCAGTTCGTCGGCTCGATCTTCGGCGTGAGTCAGACCCGCGTGGCCGTGGGCTACGCCGCTCCTATGAACTACTGGAGCGTCAAGGTGGACGGCCGGACGACCTACGGCGGCTACCAGGCCACGAGCGAGTGGGGCACGGAGCGCGTCAACGGCGTCGAGCTCGTGCAGATGGCGCTGAACCTCCAGGCGCCTGTGGTCTACGACAAGATGCCGGACGGCGGTCGCGTCCTGAATGTCGGCGCGACCGAGGCGGCCCGGAACAAGCAGGCTGCGGTCATGGATCGCTTCCAGGCGTGGATCTGGGAGGACACCGACCGCGCCGCAGCGATCGCCAAGGACTACAACGAGCGGTTCAATAGCATGCGCCTGCGGACCTTCGACGGCTCCCACCTCGAGATGCCCGGGATGTCGTCCGCCGTGACGCTCTACCCGCACCAGATGAACGCGATCTGGCGCGTCCTCCAGGGCGAGAATACGCTCCTGGCCCATGGCGTCGGCTACGGCAAGACCTACGAGATGATCGGTGCCATCATGGAGTCCAAGCGCCTCGGCCTCTCCAAGAAGGCCATGATGGTCGTGCCGAACTCGATGGTCCAGCAAATCACCAACGACTTCTACAAGATGTACCCCGCCGCCAATCTCCTCGTTCCGGGTGAGGGCGACCTCGGCAAGGGCAAGCGCCAGACATTCATGACGCGCATCGCCACAGGCACCTGGGACGCCGTCATCGTGCCCCACAGCTCCTTCGGCCTGCTGCCGATGAGCACCGAGGCGCAGGCCTCCTTCATCCGCGAGATGATCGACGATCACAAGCGCGTCCTGATCGAGCTGGCGCTGTCGGAGGGCAAGAAGTCCCGGGTGGTGCGTCAAATCGAGGTGGCGCTCGCCCGGCTCGAAACCCAGCTCCTCGAGCTCCTGAGCGCGGAGACTAAGGACACGACGATCACCTTCGAGGAGCTGGGCGTGGACATGCTCCTCGTGGACGAGGCGCACCGCTACAAGAACCTGCACACGGTCAGCCGGATGCGGAACGTCAAGGGGTTGCAGACCTCCAAGGCGAAGCGTGCTATGGATCTGTACATCAAGACGCGCTGGATCACGCAGTTGAACGGCGGCCACGGCGTCGTTTTCTCGACCGGCACGCCGATCAGCAACACGATGGCCGAGATGTTCACGCTCCTCCGCTATCTCGCCCCCCGGGTCATCAAGGAGCACGGCTGGAGCCACTTCGACGCCTGGGCGGGCACGTTCGGCAAGACGACGACCCAGGCCGAGATGACCGTAGCCGGCACCTACAAGGACTCGACGCGCTTCTCCGAGTTCGTGAACCTCCAGGGGATGCTGACGATGTTCCGGCAGTTCGCCGACGTCCAGATGGACCCCAAGACGCTTGGGATTGATCTCGGGTTGCCCAGAGTACGCGGGGCGGTGCGTGAGGAAGACGAGGCGTTCGCGGCCATGACCCCCGGGCTGCCGCTACGGTATACCAGCGGGGCGCAGACGATCCTCTCGCCGATGTCGCAGGACCAGGTGGACTACATGGCTGCCCTGGCGGATCGGGCCGACGCGCTGGGCCACGTCGATCCGAAAGAGGACAACATGCTCAAGATCGGCACGGACGGGCGGAAGAACGCGCTCGACCCGAGGCTGGTCAACCCCAGGGCGGCCGAGAACCCGCAGAGTAAGGCGAACCTCGCCGTGGCCAAGGTCCACGAGATCTGGCAGCGCACGGCGGCCGACCGGAGTACGCAGCTTCTCTTCATCGACCTCTCGACGCCAAAGGCCAAGAAGGGCGCGGTCAAGGCTCCCTGGGAGATGACGCTGGAGAAGTTCGCCGCCACGCGGGGGATGAGCCCGGACGATGTTCGCGTCCGGCTCCTTCATGGGGTGGCCGTGCTCGAGGCCGTCCAGGCCGGCGAGCCCGTCACGCGCGCAGTCCTCTCCCCGCATTCCGACCTCCTCTTGGGCGACACGCAGCTCGCCCAGGAGTACAAAGAGGCCATTCGCGCCATCATGGAGGGCCGCCCGAACCCGATCCAGGCCGAGGTGGCGGACGAGGAGGAGTCGGAGGGCGACGAGGACACCTACGCCGAGACGCCCGAAGAAAAGGAGATGCGCCAAAGCGTCTACCATGAGATCCGGGCCAAGCTCATCCGGCTGGGGGTCCCGGACACAGAGATCGCCTTCGCCCACGACTTCAAGAAGAAGGCCGAGAAGCAGCAGCTCTACGACCGCGTGAACGCAGGCACCGTCCGCATCCTCCTGGGCTCCACGGACAAGATGGGGGAGGGCGTGAACGTCCAGAAGCGCCTGATCGCCCTCCACCACATCACGCCGCCGTGGAAGCCGGCCGAGATCGAGCAGCGAGATGGGCGCATGGTGCGCCAGGGCAACGACAACCGCGAGGTCGAGATCTTCCAGTACGTGACGGAGGGGCAGGACGGCAAGATCAGTTTCGACTCCTTCACGTGGCAGCTCCTCGAGAAGAAGGCCAGCTTCATCAAGCAGGCGCTCAGCGGCAAGATCTCCGAGGACACCGCCGAAGACGTGGGCGAGATCATCTGGGACCCCGCCACGATCAAGGCCCTATCCACTGGCAACCCGCTCATCATCGAGCTCGAGGACGCCAAGGGGGAGTTCCGGCGACTCGGTGCCGTGCGCTCAGCGTGGGAGAACACGCGCCAGGCCAACAAGTACCGAATGGCGCTGCATGAGACGTCGATCAAGGCCCACGCCAGCCAAGTGGCCGAGCTCGAGGCCGACATCGCCGCGAGGGACGCGACTGCCGACCAGCCCTTCCGGGCCGTCGTCCAGGGGCAGGAGTACACGATCGGCGAGGGCCAGACGCGCAAAGAGCTCGTGGAGCAGGTGAATGCGCGCCTTGAGGCTGCGGTGAAGTCCGTGCCGGCATGGTCCGTCGTCAACGCGGCGCCCAAAGAGATTGGACAGTACCGCGGGCTGCGCCTCGAGGCGAGCTCGCACGATGGGTTCACGGTCGTCCTATCGCTCGCTGGTCGCGGGCGTCACACGATGGGCGTCCCATCCATCGCCAGCGCCGACGCGATCCTGCGCGGGCTGGACTCGACGCTCGTGACGGTGCGGTCCATCCTCACGGAGAAGCAGGCGCAGATCGCCGGCCTCCAGGCCGAGGTCGCCAAGCCATTCCCGCAGGCGGCGCGGCTCGCGGCGCTTCAGAAGCGCATCCCCGAGATCGAGGCCGCGCTGGGAATCAAGAAGGGCACGGCCGTCGGCCAGATCTTCACGGAGCAGGAGGCCCAGGGGGACCAAGGGGCCGAGGAGGGCGGGGCCAGCAACTTCGAGGTGGCCGTGAGTCGCATGGCCACGAGGCTCATTCGGACCGCCACGGCAGCGGCCCCCTCGACGACGGCGGCGCCCGCCGGGCCGCTGTCCCGCAAGGACGAGATGATTCGCGACCTCGGCGACGCGCTCCGGCGCATGGGGGTAGGCCAGCTCACGCTCGCCGGGGGGATCCGCAAGCTGAAGGGGTTCCTCGGCCAGTACAGCCACTTCACGGGCAACACCCGGATGAAGCAGATCACCGACGTCGAGACCTTCGCGCACGAGACGGGGCACCGCATCATGCGCGCGCTCGGGATCGGCTACCGGGAGCTCACGCCATTCAAGCGGGAGATGAAAGCACTGACGAGGCTCCTGGGGGTCAAGGGGCCGCCGATGACCGAGGGGTTCGCGGAGTTCACCCGGCTCTACCTGAACGATCCGGCCCAGGCGCAGGCCGTGGCCCCGACCTTCTTCCCGTGGTTCGAGGCGAGGCTCAGCACCCTGCCCGACCTCCGCGCGCCCCTGCTCGAGTTCCAAGCGCGCGCCGGTGCCCTCCGCGGGGCTCCGCTGCGCGAGCGGGCGCGCGCGGCCATCGCCCTCCGTCCGCGCGAGGGACTCGCGCTGCGAGAGCGGGGGCGCGAGGCGCTCTCGAACTTCGTCCAGGGGCTCTGGGACAGCTCCCTGCCGCTCAAGCAGATCCTCAAGGAGGCGGACCTCGCCGAAAACCTCCGCGCGGGCCGCGACCCCTACAAGCTGCGCCGCACCCTGACGGCCAGAGAGTTCCACGCCTTCCGTAACTTCATCGGCTACCGTTCTCTCGTCTTGGAGCGCGACCGCATCCGTGGCGGCGTCGTCAGGTGGGAGGATCGCTCCGTCGTGCCGGGGTCCAAGGCGCTCACCGAGATCGTGGAGCCGATCTGGGACGTCAGGGACGACTACCAAACCTACGAGGTGCTGCGGCGCATCCAGTACCTTCGCGACAGCCCGAAGGAGCGCCACCGCTCGGCCGCGCTCCACCTGAAGACGCTCATGGAGGTCAGAGCCGACACCGAATTGGACTCGTCCGTCCGGGATTACGAGCGGGACTTCCCGACATTCTCGCGAGTGCTCGACGACCTTCAGACGTGGAACGACGGCCTGCTCCAATACCTGGAGGACTCGGGGGCCTACGCGCCCGACGTCATCCAGGCGATCCGCGACGCGAACGAGGTCTACGTGCCGCTCCACCGCCTCATGGACGACACGGCGCTGAGTGATGCGGCGCGGGCGGCTGGGGGGGCGAGACCCCTCAAGGGGATCAAGGGGACCAGCGAGCGGATCGTGCTGGCACCGCTCCAAGAGCGGATGGCCCAGGCTCAAGCGATCGTGCGGGCGGCCGAGAGCAACGCGGTCAACCAGGCGCTCGCCGACATCATCCTACCCAGTGACGGCTCGCCGCCCCACGCCCAGCTCGGCCAGTGGATGGACAAGGTCCCGAAGCCGCTGGAGGCGTTCAGTTTCGACTTGGAGCGGATTCGGCGCGACCTCGAGGCGGCCGTCGCGGCCTCGATCCCGGACGCCGCGGGGCGCCACGCCGCGCTTGAGGTGCTGAAGACGCTGGACCTCTCGCGCGTCGCCACCGTGTTCTCCCCAACGATCCGCCATCTGCCCCGCGACCACGTCGTCATCTGGCGAGCCGGCACACCAGAGGTGTGGCAGGTCCACGACAGCCGTCTGCTCCGGATGTTGCAGCACCTCGACCGGACGGCCCTCGCGAACTTCGTCCGAGGTACGGAGGCTATCTGGCAGGTCCTCCGTGGCTCGGCGAGGCTCCTGCGGGCCGGGATCACGACGAACCCCAACTTCTGGTTCCCCAACATGGCGCGCGACCAGCAGGAGGCCCTGCTCCAGAGCCGCGGCATCCTGCCGCCCTATCTCAAGGGGATCCTGGCGATCTGGAGTGATCCGCAGACAGTGGAGCGGTTCATGGCTGGCGGCGGGCTCATGTTCAACATCACGGCGATCGACCGCGAGACGGCTGAGCGGAACCTCGCCGACGTCATCGAGGGCCACTGGCGCAAGGGGGGGCGCCTCCGGGGCGCCCTGGCCTTCCTTGAGGAGCTGGGGGAGCTCTCGGAGATGCCGACGCGGATCGGCGTGGCTAAGACCGCCATGGAGGCGCCGCGCGCGCTGGACGTAGATCCCTTCTCGCAGACCGTCCAAGCCGCCTACGAGGCCCGGGAGTCGTCGATCGACTTCGGGCTGTCGGGCGACGCGCCAGGCTGGAACCTCTGGGTCCAGGGCGTGCCCTTCCTGCGCGCGTCGCTGAACGCGATCTACCGTGAGGCGCGCTTCCTCAAGGCGGCGTTCGTCCCCCGCGCGCTCGGCGGAAACTTATGGGGCAAGGAGACGGCGCGGGTGGCGATCCTCGGCGGCCTCATGGTCGTGCTGGAGGCGCTCCTCTGGCTCAACAACAAGGACGACCCCAGGTGGAAGGAGCTCACGAACCTCGACCGCACGCTCAACTGGATTTGGATTACGAACCCGGTGACGCCCGAGGCGTGGAGGAACATGAGTACGGAGCAGCGGGCCGCGCTCGGCGGGCCCTGGAAGATGCCGCGCCTCTACCTCTACGGGTTCCTGTTCGGGGCGCTGCCGCAGCAGCTCTTCGAGTGGGGCGAGCAGGACGGCTCACTGTCCCCCAGCAGACTGCTGGAAAGTTTCGGTCTGGCGACGGGCCTCGGACCCTCTGGCTGGTTCAATCCCTTGCTCCGGACCAGCGGCGAGGTGGCCACCGGCTACGACCTCTACCGCGGCCGGCCCATCGAGCCTCGGAGCCTTGAGTACCTCCCCACCGAGCAGCGGGCCACCTCCACGACCTCGGACGTCGCCAAGAAGCTCGGCCAGACGGCGGTCGCCAAGGCGCTGGGGCTCAGCCCGATCAAGCTGGACTTCATCGCGCGCGGTCTCTTCGGCCACTGGACGGGCACGGTGACGAGCGCCGCCGACGCCTTCACGGACCTCGTCGAGCGTCGCCCGGCGCAGCCCGAGTGGACGGCGTCGGACTACATGGTGCTGCGGCGCTTCACCACGCGCTGGCCGTCGTCGGGCGCCCAGTCGATCCAGGAGTTCTACGACGCCTACCAGCAGAGCCGAGAAGCCGCGCGCGGCCTGTTGGACCATCTCCGCCAGGGGCGCTCAGCCCCGGAGATCGAGGAGTTCCGGGCGACGCACGCCCTCGAGCTTGACTGGTGGCCTCGGCTGGACGCGCAGGCTCGCGGGCTCTCCGAGCGGACGCGCCGCGCCGAGGCGATCCGCACAGATCGCGACATGACGCCAGCCGCCAAGCGGCGAGCCATCGACGCGCTCGTCATGGAGAAGATCGACCGCGCGCGCGCGCTCGTGGACGAGCTGCGCGCCGCACGCGCCAAGCCTGCGACAGCGGCACCTAGATGATAAGGAGACCGACGATGAGGCGTTATGTCACTGTGGGTGTGGTGGGGCTCCTCCTGGTCGCCCCGTGGCTCGTGGGCGCGCTGGCGCCGACCCCAACAGCCGCCCAGGGTCCGTGTCCCGGCATCAACCGGCCCCTGACGCCCTACGCCCGCGAGCAGCTCGCGGTCAGCACGACGGCCGTGGGCTTCACCGTAGCGACCTACACGGCGGGCGGGGCGGCCCCCGTACTGGCCGTCGCCAAGGTCCAGACGGCCGCCATCATGTACCTCGACGACGGCGGCACGCCGACGCCCGCACTTGGGATGGACGCGCACGCGGGGACAACGCTGACGATCTGCACGCAGTCGATCTCGCGCTTCTTGGCGATCCAGCAGGGCGCGACGGCGGCGACCGTCATGGCCGTGTTCTACAAGTGAGGAAGACATGATGGCGAAGCCGCTTGCTGCCCTGCTCGCGCTCCTGCTCCTCCTGGGGCCGGTCGCGCCACTGGGCCACGCCCAGACGATCCAGTACCCCTCGCCCACCACGCTCCCCTTCCTCACGATCACGCAGGGTCCCCTCCTCCTCCCCGACGGCACGGCGGCGGCGCCGAGTCTGGCGCGTGACGCTCAAATCGGGACGGGTCTCTCATTTGGCTCTGAGACCATCAACTTCAACTTGAACCAGGGGACACACTCCATCCGGTTCACGTCGTCAATGATGGCGGTGGCGAAGGACTACTCCCTGCGATGGAGTGGCACGTCAAACCAGGCCGATGCCGCGTCAACACTCTACCTGTCGCAAGCCGCCCCCGGCCACGCCAAAATCACGACGGACGGGACGACGCTGGGGACGCTGAGCACGTCGATCATCGGGCTCGGTGTCTCGCCCGGCGCATCTGCTGGGACGTTGACGTGGAATGCGACCGGCAATACCGGGCCGTCGATCTATGGTGCTGGGCCTCAGCTGCTCTTTCGTGCTGGGACATCTGGGTATCAATGGAACAACCAGCTCAATACCATTGCGATGGCCACGCTCTCCAATACGGGCGATTTGCAACTCACCGAACCAGCGCTCACGGTGGGGAGTGGGACGGGTGTCACGGTCAACAACACGAGTTCCGTCCGCTCCGTCGTCTACAAGGTCACGGTCCTCTCCACCAACTGCATCGCCGCCGCGACGACCTGCGACCTCACGATCGCCACGCTGCCCGCCAAGACGTTCCTGAAAGCGGTGTTCGCCGACCTGACGACGACCTACGCCTGCACCGCAGTCTGCACGACCGCGACGCTGTCGGGCACGCTGGGCACGAGCGCGGGCGGCACGCAGCTCCTGGCCTCGATGGACCTCGACGCCGCCACCGCGCAGTTCGGCGACGCGGACGCGGAGCTGGG